ATAAAGAAATATCTAGTAACTTTAATTTTGATAGTTTTGTTGGTATTGTTGATAGTATTGTTGATAGTATTCCTGATCTTGAAGGTGTGGTTAATGTATTAACTCCTATACTTACAATAACAGTAATTGGCATACCCCTTGCAATTCTTCTAACTACAATGAGTGTGGGTTTTAAAACATTAAGAAATAATAAGATACTAGTATCTATTTCAAATAAACTCAGTTCATTTATAATGTATGCATATTTGATGCACACTAATATTGAACGGCAATTAAAAATATTCATAAATTATGAAAATAACGCTAATCATCCTTTAAAGAAATTATCTAATTATGAAAATGTTATTAATAGTTTTAAAAAGCAAACTATAAACCCAATTTTAATAAAAAATATTCATACATCAATAACAGAATTATGTAGTAATTTGAGACAGGTTATGGTAATTAAAGGAAAAGGGAACATGTTCAGTAAAATGAGTCGGTCACTCAGAAGAATGACCGCACCTGAGAAATGGACAAATTATTTGGTACGTGACACGACCATTTTAAATTCCTTTCTTATTGTGTACAAAAACCAATTTGATACAATTAAAAGTAATTACGAGAGAATACTTGTAAGAAGCGTACCTCCAACTGAAGATATCCATCCATATTATGAAATTTGGGATATCATAGAGAGCACTAACGAATATAAACGAGAAATTTTAAACAACGGTAACGATACTGAAGTCATTCAAAATGAAATAATGAACGAAATTGCGAATTTAAAAACTAAGAAGGCGGCTGAGTACAACACGTTTGAAAACATTGTAAAAACGACTGACCCGACTAATAAATTAAAAGTAGATGATTCTAAAATAGGAGGAAGACGCACAAAAAGAAAGAAAGAAAGAAAGAAATAAATTAAAAAAAATAGATATAAATGAATCAACCTAATCGATTTTCTAATGTCTCAAACATGTCTTGATTATATACAAATTTCCCTGTTGGTTTATAAGTAGAAGTCGAAATATATTGTCGTTGTTCTTTTTTCTGTATTTCTTCATTATTATTATTATTATTATTATTATTATTATTTATACCACTATTTCCCATTCGCATTTCATTCATCAAACCTATATTAATATTTTCTTCTTCTCCCCCACGTTTCCGTTTATCATCCGTTTTGGGATCATTAACATTTCCCTTTTCATCCATCAGTTGTCCCGTTTTTTTCTTAAATTCATTCCGTACATAATTAGGAACCCAATCCGCCCACGAGACAAAAATTGTATTAGGATGAATATATCGTACATGAAATCCATTTGTCGTGAGTTTATTTACAATATATGCGATGCAGTCTCCTTTGTCATAAATCGGTTCTCCAAAAATATACTCAGGAATTTTAAACCAGATGAACTGGTCTGTCCGTTTATTACGGGCAGTCAACTGAATCCGCTTCTGTGCACGTGCTAATATTTTATTGAAAATCGACAGTTGTTTTAAATCACGTTGTTGTTTTTTTTCAAAAAGTTCGTCAATGTTTATCTTTGCACTTGCTTCTTCGTCGTCTAAATATAGAAAACACGACATTATTGTATTATACAGTAAAATACATAAAATATTTGGTCAGATAGATAGATATATCGAATGAAAAAATTGATATACTGAATGAGACATATTCTAAATAATCATTATAATCCTAAAATAGGATTCATACGACTATTTTTACAATATTTCTTTTAGACATAATGGCAACTTTAAAAAATCTATTCTTCAGTCTACCTGATGAACTTATGCGCAAAATTTATCACTACGATAATACGTACAAGGAATTCTTCGACAACTATCCGCTAAAACTCCATTTGCGTGAAAAACTCTTCGATATGAACTATTACACAACCGATATTTCGCATTGTGTACTAGAAACCTTAGATGATCTATTGGACGAAGATCACCAACACGAATGGTCCAATGAGTTTTTATCAATTAGTCCTAACAGTTATAATGTACGGTTCATCGAAAACATGGTAAACGACACCAGAATGGTGTTCTTTGTAAATGGCCCATTTACTTTCTTCAAAGTCGTACCAAATGATTGTGTATCATCTAAAACGGAATTATTGACGCACGTACAGTACTACGACGGTTTCATTTGTGACTCGATAGAAAATATGCGATTGGCGAATACACCATATCTCCACGATCATATTACGGAAATGATGAGACAACATCACCCTAATCCAACCCAAATATACATTCCATCATATGTTGCATTTGAACCATTGGATGTACTGTATTCCCGACAATTGTATATTTGGTTTGGGTATTAGATTATAGATTTGCAGTAGAATCAAAATAAAAGAGAAAAAACAGTAAAAATAAACATAAAAATGAAAATACCGAATACAGAAAAAACAGTTCCAGTAATCAAACATTTAGTCATTGCTGGTGGTGCACATATGGGGTTCTCTTACTATGGTGCATTAAAGACACTTATTCAAAAACAATTTATACAAATGGCGAATATTGAAACAATATATACTACCTCAGTCGGTAGTATTATCGCCATTTTTTTATTGTTACAGTATGAGTGGGATACTGTAGATACATATTTAATAGATAGACCGTGGAATAAAGTGTTTAGTTTTGACTTTCCTACTTTAGTGAAATCATTGTCTAAAGGAGGAATTTATGATATATCGTCCTTCCAAGAATCGATATCGCCAATGCTTTTAGGAAAAGACCTTTCCCCTGAGATTACATTACAAGAATTTTATGATTACAGTAACACAGAACTTCATTTTGTAAGCACAAGTTTTGCAAATTTGGGGTTATGCGACATATCTTATAAAACACATCCAGACTGGAAATTACTTGAAGCCGTATATGCTACCTCGTGTTTACCAGTAATTTTTGTACCATTCGAGAAAAGCCCTGGTGAAATTTATATTGATGGCGCGATTAATATGAACTATCCTATGAACCGTTGCTTGGAAGATGGCCATAGTAGTGATACTGTTTTGGGGGTTAGTTATCATTTTGAGAAAGCAATGTCTACAGGAACTCCAAAATTGGCAGATGCAGTTAACCCGACATTTCAATTGTTTTATTTTATCTTGGACCTTTTCTTCAAATTATGGTACCGTATCAAAATGCCATTAACAAAAGACTCTTTTACTGCCCCTTATCAGTTGGATATATTGTACAATGGATGCCCACAAATTGAGGTCGTGAGTGTCCTAAAAAGCAGCAACAAAAGGAAAGAACTAATCGATGTTGGTGTACATTCTGCTGATTTTTTCTTAACGAAAAATAACATTTTATAGGTTTATGTCATTCTTTCTACAAATTGTGCTAAAGAATATTCTGTAATCTTTGCATCAAAATCAATATTCTTTCCATCTTTCTGTACAACAAGTGTGGGAAATCCTTCTACTTTAAATTTCTCCATATCTCTCTTGGGTATATCACTTGTAGAATCTGTACAGTCGTGTGGTTTACAAATTATTTTGTAACCATTTACTACTTTTCCATCACGATTGGAAGAGAATGTTTGCCAAGGTATCTTCGCTGTTTTACAATGAGGACACCAATCTGCATAGAAAAAATGGAATACCATTTCTTTTGGTTGGGATGACGCATTTGGAATATTATTATTTTTTGGATCATTTGTTACTTTATCTTTGGACTGCTTATACACATAAACACCACCAAATATAAGTAGAATACCCAATAAAATCATCCAAAAAGACATCTTTTTAGGATTTAAAAATTTCATAAAAATGTCTTTAATGCCCATAGTTTTGTACAATATATATCAAATGTATGAGAAAAAAATAATCACTTTTTAACTCGTCCGTCCGTTTATTAAAATAATGCGGTTTTTTCTTGTATCCCGCTGGGTGATGTTACAGTACAGTATATACTTATTTGTAAAAAAAATATATATATATACAAATATATACAAATATACACATTTTGTTTGGTTCCCTTTTTTTAGATTTATAAGTTTCCCTTTTTAATTATTCAACAATTGTTGTACAGCATCAAATGTATCCACATCAAGCGTTTGTAAGCAACTATAGGGAGTACGACACAATGCGCACGTTGGTTTGGCATTTCTCTGTTTGAATGAATTCAAGTGTTGTACCATACAACTTTTACATACAATATGATCACAATTAGTCGTGACACAATATTTTTCTTCAAAACTGTCTAAACATATTGGGCAATCACTATGTTTAGTCGGCAGTTTCGCTTCTAATTCTTTACTATGTACAGTCTGTTCTACAATAAATACAGAGACACCAGATAAAGACAAGTCAATTAACTCATTCATTTCTGGGAAAATCGCCCTTTGATGAGAACGTATAAATAGAATATTAGGAGTATAAGTAATCGTTTCAGGTTCGTCTTCGTGATCGCTGTCGGTTTCTGTATAACTAAATTCTACTTCCAAGTTCCTTGCCAATTCCCGAAAGATTTCATCATCTTGTTCCATGATTACATCTATGTCGTTCTCGCTTTCACTTTCACTCTCATTTTCAGAATTATAAGTGTTACGATAGTTATAAGACATTGTTATAATTTTATAATTATAGTTTTATAGTTATAGTTTTATAGTTATAGTTTTATAATTATAATTATAGTTATAGAGTAAGCGGTTTCAAATTAATTAATAATATTTTATATTATTGACCGATAAACGCGTGAGGTTTAGTGGTTTAAGATATTAGAACTAGAACTGAAACAGAGTGAATATCAATTTTTTCTCTCATTCTTTCTTTCTTTCTTTCTTTCTCTCAAATATACAGTTTTCACAAAAATCGTAAAAAGGATGTTAAATAATTTAATGTGTGTATAACATATAACCGATTTTAGTATAACAACATAAAATGATACAAGAAAGAGAATTACGGTTAGAGTTAGGAGACATTATTCGTGTGAATGCCCCCATAAATAAACAGCTACACGATAAAGTATTCTATATTTCTTATATTGATGAAACGACACATACGACATGGGTAAATATTGAGACAACAGATTCGTTTACAATACCAATGAACGATAGTAGATTTGATTCTAGTGCAAGTATCGAAACACTAATGTTATTGAGCAGAAGTTCTGAAAAGGGGTACGCAAAACAAAATGGCCTCGTTCTAGGAATTTGGATAGACATACATTTCGGTAATGATATTCCTGCTATTGTTACTGGATGTATCACTAATTTAGAAGAAGATATGATCGAAATAACCACATATATTCCAGAACAAGAAGGAGACAAACTGTACATAGATTTCGCTTATAAAGGTATCCCCGAAGAATACCCCATTGAACGAATTTGTGTACGCGAAGCACCCTTATCTTTACAAAAGAAAGATGGTTTAGAACAAGATTATTCTGAACTTGAACTTGAAAAAACTGAAGGAGATGACCCAAGTATGGAATTCAAAGAAGATGGATCTATGACGATTTATTTACCTCCTTCTACAATTGTCGATGAGAGATACCAAGATATGTTGTATGATTTACAGTCGAATGAACCGACAATAGATGATGATGATGATATGCCTAATGTTGTGTACTTACCGAAACATTTACAATTATACAAATTAGACGCACAGATGAACCAATTATATGACGATTTCTTATCGAGAATACCAGACCAATCTCGCACCACAAAAGTTATGAATAATATACGTAGACATGTAAAGCGATTCCAAGAACTGAGAGAAATCTTCTCTCAATATGATGAATTTGAACAAATTACTGGACGTAAACCATCAATTGATCCCAGAACATTCAATCCATTAAGTATTGCATTATTGGAGTCCAAACGTAGAATTCCTTGGGTATACCCTGTTGTCTCGCAAACTAACAAATTGTATGACAGTGTATATAATAATGACCCGCCTTTTGGAGTAGATCCAGTTGAAACGTCTACATCGTTGAAAGAAGAAAATATACTATGTAATACAATGTTTTATGAAAATACATATGGTGAGACAGAGTTTGTACAATATGAACATATGCGCCGCACTGCAATGCCGTATTTGGACTCGTTCGAACCATTATTTGTAGAAGAACTTCCATCTTTTTGTACAAGAATTTTATCTGATTCTGACTGTATTGTTGCAAATAGTACAGGGGTAGAAGCTAACACCGCTTGGATAAAAGGTAAAGGAGAAGGACAGGAAATACTCGCGACCAATCATCTATTTACTGTACAAAGATATAATGCTCCTTCACAATACTCTACTGTTATTAGTAAAAACAATTATGAGAACCGTGTGTTATTCCCAGGTGACCATTCACAAATCCATTCCTTTTTATTCATGCCTACAAGCACTATGCAACATACTAGAATGTTTTTACCAGGTTGTAATATACTGAAAAAAGCGAATTTACATAGTTATGGTAAATATCCGTACAAACAATTCAGTTTACAACACAGAGATTTATTGACATTCGAAGGTGATAAAGAAAACCCATTATTCCCTAGAGAGAATAAAATCCAGATGCTTACACTAAGTCCTGTAAATGACGAAAACGTAAATCTTCAACTTACCTCGGGCGAGAAAAATTATGAGAGTTCTTCGTATAAATATACAAAAGCCAATGTCGTGGCTCGAATCAACGAAGTACTTCCGAATGTATATTCCATTATTGATAAATATCAGAAGGATATTCCTGCATACAATGTCACCGAGTTTTTACAGTATTTGGAACCATTCGCCATTTATGAGGATACAATAACTGCATCGATAATTGGAAAAATGAGATTTTTTATAAAAACATTCTGTGATAATTATTTTAATGAATATAATTCGAAAAAGAAAAAATTCCAACGATTGGATTTTGAGACATTTAAAGCAAAGAAAACAAGAGCGTTCCCTGCATTTTATAAAAATACATTTAAAGACGTTATACAAGATGACTTTAATTTAAATTCGCTGGTTCAGACTGCTTATGCTTCGGACAGTATTGATGCAACCGAAATGTTAAACCATATTTATTTACAGGATAATGGGAAACTATTCTCTCACGTTGTTAGAAAAATAAACGCCGACCTAACAAACTCGGAAGATTTTTTCAAAGATATCGATATTCAATCAAGTGGTGTCACGGGAAATAATCAACAAAGCGACGAGTCCTTGTTTTTAACACCTACCGATTGTTATCGTAAAGTGATTGTTAAAGATTATAACAGTTTGAGAGAAATGGAATTGGATAATCATAACGATGATGTCGAATATGATAGAAAATACGACAACACCAATTATGCAATCTTGGATAAATATAAACAAGAGAAGAAATCTCTTTCTAAAACAGAATTCCTTACATTCCTTTCTAAAGAACTTTTAAAAAAGCATAGCTGTCCGTCTCGTGTCTCAAAAGAATTTGCAACAACATTGTTAACAGGTAAACGACTTGTACAAGACGGTGAATTTGCAAAACTCGTTATAACACCTTCTTTACCAAATGATATAGATGAATCAGAATTAACAGAACGAGAAAAAAAAGAAATAAGAATAGAGAAAAATATACGGAAAAAAGAATCATATTATATACGGAAACGTAACATTTGGATACACGATAAAACCGTAGATGAAAATTCTTTCCTTGATACTAACACTTTATTCTGTAATATCCAAAATGAAAATAAGTGTTATAAAAAAGATGAACAATCGAACTGCGAGACAGTTGAACTAGATGTTAAAGAACGTATGTTTAGAGAAGAGAAACGCAGAATGAATGAAGAACTTCATTCTCGTTATCAATCAAACCAGTCGAATATCAAAGAAAACATTTCCAAAACAATACAGGATTTACAAGAACAACTTGTAAAATCTAGATATATCGACATATTACGGTCTCTTGTATTTAACCAACGTGCAAATAACATTGGTAAGAATGTATACAGAAATGAACGTCTTAGGTCTCCTCATTGGAATAAACGTAATCATTTACTTCATCATTCCCTCGATTTTGCAGAAAGACAAACTGCGATTATTGAATTCTATCGTTTGTACTGTAGAGAACCATTAGCAAATGATAAACCTGGATGGAAATATTGTTTCGAAACCGATACTGAACTTCTAGAAAGTTGTCTCTATGAACTTGCGGTTGCGTTTCGAGATGGCGAGTATTTGAAAAAAATAGACATTTTAATAAAAAAACAAGGTACTTTAAGTGACGATGGAGGACACGTAATCGATAAATATACAGGGTGTATACTGAAATCACTTGAATTTTCAGAAGATGGGTTATTAATGCAAGCACTTATGGATGAACAAGATACTACTACCGAGTCATCAAATGACAACAACGATGCAGTATTCGCCAAAGTAACAAAAGTTAAAGGAAAACGAAATATGGCAATATACGATGATGAAATGACACAACATATGTTTGAATGGATCAATGGTATTTCGGAAAAAACATTTGTAGAAGTTGAGACAATTGAAAAAATTGCAATAAACATTTGTGTACAGTTATCAAAAGAGAAAAAAGTATTCCCATCTGAACAACTATATAAAACACTTCAAGAAAAATCGAAAGACAAGGATAAAGCAAAAGGGAAGAAGGTCGTTCCATATGATATATACATTAACAGTAAGAAAGCGGAAGTGGCGGGCGCAGCATTCATTGTAGGAATACAGTCTCTAACACCATCTCTACAAATTACAAAATACGAAAAAAGTTGTAAAAAATCATTTACAGGATATCCACTCGAGACAACGGGTACGCGTGGCGCAATTACATATATTGCGTGTATTCTGAGGTTTATGTCCAAAGATGTAAAAATAATTAATCCAAAAGTTGGAATCATGGAAGATAAGTTGTACAGTATACTGGAAAAATACATTGTACCATTAGAATCTGTACAAAGATTGTTGAAAACAAAACGCGACTATGTAAAGCAACACGAAATTGAGACAATACCCGATAATCTTAATGTCTCACTCAGATGGCACCGTTTTTCACCACCGACATACAGTGTAAAAACGATAGATGATTCAACGAAACCTTTGAAAGGAATTACTACTGAATACCATAAAAACCTGGAAAAAATGTTTAAGGAGGGCAACAAAGATCAATGGGCGTCTCTTAGCGTTTATACCAATAAAATAGAAATGTTTACTTACGGTATTATACAATTACTGTCAGAAATATTGGAAAATAAAGATACACTCTTGAATACTTTCTCTCAAATCCCTTTTCAACAAAATTCTTGTTGTAATGAATCAAATGAACGCATAACTGTTTTACAATACTTTATAAAAGAAGATGACCGCCTAGAAGCGTTTCTGAAAAATACAACTATTATTTCTAGACTGTTGAAAGGATTCAAATTAGATATGAAAACACCGTTTTTACACGAAAACGTCAAAGGAATACAGAATATCGAAAAAATACCTACCACAACTAATTACTATAAAACAATCGAGAAAGAATTAATGTA